GTCTATCTAAGACAGATTTCCAGTTCCTTTTTGATGTCATTGGATATTCTTTCGGTGGTTCTGGAAACAATTTCAATATTCCTGACCCGAGAGGCTGTGTGCCTGGCTTTGTCGGATCTAACGCGGGTCTATACTCTGGCCCTACCGGCCCGACGAATCGCCTCCTTGGTCAAGTGGTAGGAGAAGAGGCTCATACGCTTACTATACCCGAGATGCCTAGTCACGGGCATACAGGAACTACGAGCAATGCCTTGACGGGGATTACAGCAACTGATTCAGGGCACACGCACAGTTATCAAAATCAACCTAACCCCGTAAGTCCTGCAGTAAGCCTTACAACAACCGAAGTAGCAGATAATGATAATGTTAACCAAACTACAGGAGTAGGATATGCGAATATTGTAATATCAGACCCTAGTCACCAACATAATTTTACAACAACTAATACGGGCGGAAGCCAATACCACAATAATATGCAACCTACAGTCTTCGTCGGAAGTCTTTTTATGTATAGTGGAAAACCCTTCTATGGCGCCACACCCTTCTCTTATAATACAGGCAAACTACCTATTGTCTAAGAAATCTCTCCGGTATTTCTCGCCTTTGCAGCGATATACTTTGTATAATCACTATGACTCGCAAAGCGCATGGGTTTATTACTCTCATTCGCTTCTCGTAACAAAACTGCATCTCGTTTGATTTGAGAACGATCTTCCGTATTATGAGGTTTAGTAGGCTTCAAGGCGCGTTTTCCATGAAAGACAATCCACTCCGATAATATATGCACAGTATCTTTCGGAAGGATTAACGGCTTTTCCGGAGTAGCTAGACGAATACTATAGATAAATTGTGGGTCAAGGCCTTCGCAATCAAAATAACCCCGAGAAGGATCTGTGAAATATCGTGTTTTCGTAGAAGTTGCCTGGAATTTTGAATCTTGCCCGTATTCTATAATTGTGTAAGAGGGGGTTGTTAAGTTTGTATGGAAACGCACTCCGTCCGTAATGGGCTGGGTGTGTATAACAGCCATGGGCGGTTTCTGTAGAATCTGGGGGTCTTTGGTTGTTTGCATAAATATAGGCTGTGTAATGGGCATCCAATCTATCTTTCCCTTCCACATATGACCTACGCGAAAAAACCAGATGCCTTTTCCTACGTCTAAGGTGCACCCTGCGCATTTAGGAACGATGAATACTCTTGGATAATTTGTGAATTGTATGTCACGAGCCATTTGTATGGTTATGGCATCACAATCTTCTAGGAGAACCCAGGATAGGTTGAGTCTGCCATCTAGACAAGTTGCTTGGATGTTCTGAATACTCATCTACTCTTAATGAGCCCCGCCACGACCCCCTCGTCCTCCGCGCCAGCCACCTCGACCGCCTCTGCCGCCTCTGCTTCCGCCGCCAGCCTTCTTCGCCTCCACTCCAGCCTTGTAAATGGCGTCAGCCTCCTCAGCCGTAAGCGTCTTCGGATCAATCGTATCTTTCACACTTATGAAGACCTTTGCCTTCAAAGCGTGTTTATACATATAGGGTCCATACTGCCCACGGCTAAATGTATATGGCCCAAAGACATATTTCGCAGAAGTAGCCTCGGCTTTTGCCCGAAACTTCTCCTGGATTGCCTCGAGCGTGTCAGTATCCACATACGGAATCATAAAATCTCCTGTCTGTAAATACATTCCATACGGCCCCTTCTTTTTCAGAATAGGCTTGCCATTATAAAAGCCCATGTTCGCATCTTCGGCCTGCTTCTTTATCCATTTGCGCGCCACTTCTTCCGTAATGCCTTGAACCGTCTCATTCGGTGGAAAGGAGTAAAAGGTGGGTTTGGATCCTGCCTCGGAAGATTCTTGCACCAGAAGTGGCCCTGTCTTTGACATGACCGCCTTGAACCCTGCGCCGAAATCCTTCACCTTCTCGGAAGAAGATGGCACAGATGCTCCAGAGCTAAGGCGATCGTGGTCAGCCTTATAAGAATCCCACGTATCACGGCATAGCGCTTTCCACTGCTCGCTGCCTTTTGACACATTGTCTAAGCGCTCCTCCATCTTCGCGGTGAATTCGTAGGCGAAGAGCTGGGGAAATTCTTTCGTGCAGAATTGCACAACGGAATCTCCTAGAGCCGTGGGCACAAGTTTCTGCTTCTCGGCTCCCAGAGTCATTTGTGTAGTTGTGGCTAGCGGTGGCCACTCCCCTGGCTTCACGGAGAGCGTGGTGTTCTGAATCGTGGTGCCGGTAATGTCCTTTTTCTCCACATAGAGTTTGTCAAAGAGAACCTCCACGAGACTAGCAAACGTGGATGGGCGACCGATGCCACGTTGCTCTAGTTCACGAATCAAGGTGGCTTCGGTGAACCGGGAGCCAGCCTTGGATCTCTTCGGGCTGGCTGTCAGGGTCTTCCAGGTAAGACGAGTTCCCTCGGCAAGTTCCAAGGCCTTTTTCCAAATTATAGCATCCTCTGACTCCTCTTCCGCATCGTCGTCATGTTGCGCAGGTTTTCCAAGAATCTGCCACCCTGCAAACTCTGTCATGCGCCATGAAGATGACCAGGGGAATTTAGCCTCGTCGGCTTCCATACTTATGTGAGCCGTGCGATTCTGACCGCGCGCCTGGCTCATAACCGATTGTAGGGCACGACGATGAATGAGGGCGTAGATCTTCCTGTGATTGGCTGTCCAGTCCTCCATCATAGAGAGCTCCTTCAGCTCAAAGTGAGTGGGACGAATCGCTTCATGGGCTTCTTGCTTAGCAACAGTGTTTTTCGAAGATGCTGCAGCTTTCTTCTTGGGCGCAACAGGTTTCGCAGGTCCAACATACTCTGTCCCGTGCTCCTTTAAGACCAGTGTCTGGGCCTCGTTTATCGCCTCTTCACTAAGAATCGCGTGATCCGTGCGCATATAAGTAATGTGGCCGGCCTCATACAATTCTTGGGCAATTTTCATTGCTACCTTAGGATTAATCTTGTATAAGGAACTTGCCTCTTGCTGTAAACTACTCGTAATAAGGGGCTTCGGAGGATTAGCGGTCCATGGCCTTTGGATAATTGTATTTACGGTGGCTCGTTTGTCGCCGTGCACGTTTTCTAAGTAGTTCAGCGCAGATTCCTGATCTTCGAGCTCGTCTTCCATTGATGATGTAAAAGGGAAGATAGGTGCGCTGAACTCGCCGGCCAGTTTCCATGTCGTCATGGACGAATGGTTGCTGATTTCCTTCTCGCGATCACTCACTAGGCGAAGTGCAGGAGTCTGGCATCTTCCTGCACTCAGTGAGCGCGCCACATGCTTCCAGAGAAGGGGGGAAATCGTGAAACCCACTAGCATATCTAGGACAGACCTCGCTTGTTGGGCATATACTACATTCATATCAATGCGCCTCGGATTCTGCACGGCGGCCTTAATAGCCGTCTCCGTGATTTCGTGGAAGACAGCACGGGGGAGAGAAGTTGGATCACGTTTGAGAAGACAGGCCACGCTATAAGCAATCGCCTCGCCCTCCCTGTCGTCATCAGCCGCCAGATATATCTCAGAAGCTTTCTCGGCAGCATCCATGATCGGTTTCATCGCCTTCGCTTTTTCCTTCAGAAATCGGAAGCGTGGCTCAAAATCGCGCTCTATTCCAATGGCATCCAAGCTCTCTTCTAGCGCCCGGATATGACCCATGGTGGCAAGGACAATCCAGCCTTGGCCTAGGAAGGAGGCGATTTTCTTACATTTGGCAGGAGATTCCACCACCAGGAGATTCACCATTTCTGCTAGAGAGACCGATGTAAAAGGGCCTGTGTGTATTCAAATTTAGAGGGTTAAGGCGCATGAATATATTTATATAGTATATGCCGAAGTCAAAGGGAGCGAGAACATCTGATTTACATAATATTGCACAACAGAAAAATAGATTTGCAGCACTGGAAGTTGATTCGTCGTCTGATTCGGAGCTTGAAGTATCTTCTTCCGAAGAGGAGATCCCTGTTAAGTCTGCGGTCCCCGAGATGCGCAAGTGGACAAATCCAGAATCGGAATCACATGTCAATATTTTCAACAGCCCCTTTTACAAAGCTAAGAGGACTATGGTATATAAACAAACAACACGTCCACGATTTGTAGATGATTGCGAAGAAGATTCTGTGGAAGGCCTCAGTGGGGCAGTTGTCTATGAAGAACGGGCTCCCATAGTTCGGGAAGAGCCAAAGACGCCTACCGGTGACACTATTATATTTCCGCCTGAAGAAGATACTACAACAGCCTCGATGTGGGCAGAAAAAGTCAAGGAGTGTCTTGAGAAGGCAGAAGCATCTCGTGCGAAAAAGGACGATTTCCATGAATCTTTGAATCGCCTGAGTTTTTTCCGGCGTCCAATGGCAAAATAAATTATATTTTTATAAGTATATGGACATGAAGTATGAGGCAAGTGTATCGCCTAAGGGCACAGCGGATGCTACTTTCCAGAGTGTAAAAGGGCTTCCCGTTACGGCGGTGGATGCGAAGAATCTTGTAGCCGATAATTCTCTTGTGCCTTATCAAGCAAATCAGGTGATTTTAAAAAATCTTGATGCTTCTTGGTGGGTTCAAGGACTGAATACTGGTTCTATCCAATATCGTCCTGTGAGTAATGAGGTGAACTGGGCCTTTGTGAACGCTGATGGAAAGGATGTGAATATTGCAAAAGAAATCACCGACGTCATCATACCGAATCGCACTGCTGGAGTGATTCGTGATGCGGAGACGAAGACTATGCGCTGGACAATGGAGGACAACGGTTGCCTTGTGATGACCCGGGTGGATAAGATGTTCTTTTAGAGGGGATATCTGATCTTATAAATCACACAATATACTCTGAGTATATTGCGCGAAGTATATATAACTATGTAAATTTAATACCCAAACAAGAGCCCTGCGCGACCTCCATAGACTCTTAAGATGTTATAGGTTTCAAACCATGTGTAGACTGTGTAAGAGGGGATATCTGTGGAACGCAGAGAACCTCGCATTGGCTTGAACTCTAGAAAGAGATCTAGATTCATTATCTTATCTAGATTTGCATGGCCCATGGGATTACTCACCCCGAATTCCTCGCCTTGGGTGCCAAAGGGGATGTGGTAATAATATTTGTTATGCCATGGCGTTTTTCTTTTTTCCATGGCTGGAAGAATGCTCTGGAATAGGGCGGGCACATCCGTGGCATATCGGACAATTTTGCCTTCATATGTAAGAGAAAACTCGCGAATCGGTTCTGAATCTGCATCGGAATATGCAGGGATCAGAGGCTCAAAGTTATTTTTGCCTAGTCCTTGTGCATCTGGCCACCAAGGAGAATCTGGGCTGTATTGAACCTTGTAAGGAGGTGTTAGAAAGGTTGTATTGGTTCCGTATATGTTGGATACATGGATGTTCAAGATATTTCCTTCTTTAGTGTAAGATTTCACATAACCTTTAAAGTATTGTAATGGATTCGTGCTGTCACTCACAACAATGGTGTCATTTGTTTGAAAGAGTAGACCAGTGTCATTTAAGGGCAAAGAAGCATTGGAACCCACAGATAATTGTGCACTCGTCCATGAAGTTGTTGTGGTATATCCATTTATTTTCGCAGGAGAGTTCATGTCCCGTGTGGCAAGGAAAGGTGCATTCAAAAGTTCAGCATCGTTACGATGCACATAAAAATACATGTCCTTAGTTGGATTCGGTATGCGAAATGGTATTCTTAAACTGGAATTTCCTTTTGTTTCTGCGTTATATCCATAATGTTGCACTATAGGATATGTAAGATCACCAAGGCGTATACGATTCGCTTCGGGACCGTCTAAATATACATATTCCAGCAATATATTTGCCGATTGGATATCTAAGGAACGATCTCCTGACGCCGCCGATCCAGAGGCTCCTCCCGATCCAGACCCATTCGTATTTGTATATTGAAATGCACCAGATAAATTCACATAGTCGCCTTTGCATACACCGCCCGCCAATGATAATTGCATCGTTGTAACGGTGGATGCTACAGGTGGTGATGATGCATTGGAGGGATTGGAACTGCAGATAGGTATCCCGTTGATGTCATAGACAAAAAAAGGACTGCCTGATATGACAGGATAAGTATATTGTCCATTCTCATTCATACACTGCACAGAACTTGTGATAAGATTCTGAAGATTATTGAATGTTATGGATATTTGCACATTGTCATGACTAATGGCGTCAATTGGAAGGGCCTCAGAAGGATCTCCGCGATGGAACCAGAAGGGCAGGGGAATGGCGAGTTCTTTGATAAGAGGTGTCTCCAAATCCCAGCCTGGTTGAAATCCTTTGTCAGAGCGCCCAATCATGCGATTCACTGTCGTAACCTTTTCAAGAGGTGTATTAAATTCGTCTAGGACTTCCATAAGACGCCCGTCAATGACATCAATGGAATTACCGCCAATGGTGACTTGTGCAGTTGTTACTAAGGCATTGCCAAGAGAATTCGTCCAACCGAAGGTGGGGCCAAGAAATGCTCGGGAATTGCTGTCGGCTTCTCGCTTTGCTATGAGTTGTCGTGCGCCGATATCTGGGAGTGTGACCATGAGAAAGGCGCGTGTAATAAGATGGCCTCTCCTCGGGATAGTGCACCGAGCAGTTGTACCGAATGCCGGGGTATTATCAAATTCCACGGAATACCATTCTGTGGTGAAACGGCCGGCCTTTACATAGACGCGCTGGAAATCATCCATCTTCAGAGAACCTTTGGCTGCAATGAGGCGATCGTCCTGAATACCCGAATGTAGAAGTTTCAACAAGCCCGCCGAAGCCATCTTTATGCGTGGTGTATAAAAACTATAAGCGTCCTTGGCCCTTTGGCCCCTTGGCCCTTTGGCCCCTTGGCCCCTTGGCCCCTTGGCCCTTTGGCCTTTTGGCCTTTTATGATCGGTATATGAACTTTTTCAAGTCTGATTGTTGAAGTCTCATTCGGGTTCTAGGCTCTTCATACTTCCCTTGATGAAACCACGCATCTAGTGCCTCCGCGTGATACACAAAGCATTTCATAGAGGAATTTGGTATACAGAAGTTTCCACAAGGGTGGATAATTTGCACACACTTGTCTCCATCCACAAAGGGGTCATATGTTATAGAATCAAAATCAGTTGTCAGAAGGATATCGTAACTCTCCTTGAGGATACCAATATCTTCCGCTTGAGAAATACAAAGGGCTGAGCTCGTTCTTGCAGTATAAGGAGGAATATCAGCTGGCTGTGTTCAAACAAGATAGAAGTCGTAATAATCTGCATTGTATTGCAAATGTAAACTTCTTCCTACAAACTCAAAGCACAATATTGTTGTGCCACCTTGTTCATAGGAATAGACAAATGGCCTCGTTATTTCATAACTCCTTTCACCAGTTTTATTTACTCTCGTATACACTTCTCCAGCAACGAGATCTTTATGAGCTATAGGAGGCATTGTGAGGCATATTGTATGCGCCACAATGAAATTCATTTTTTATTTTACCAGGTAGATGCCTAATCGCTGAACATCTTGTTCCCCAGGCCGTTCTGGAATCGGAGCCATTGCAAAGTAATCACAAAGACCTTCACCTCCCACATCTTGTCATATGCACCCCCAGGCGGTTTAATATCCAGGGTCAGGCGCACTGTCTGTAGGCGCGAAGCATTGGCCGTTCCACGCGGTTGATGTTTCCCTGGCGTTTCCGAGAATGAATAGCCGTATATAAAACTATTATAGGCTGACGCCCCTGCTTTATGTCTATAAGCAATATGCTGGCGAAACCACTGCTCTTCTTGCTTTACCAACTCCACTCCATTCAATTGTATGGTGGCACTCTTTAACATAGGCCCTGGGACATTATAAATAGGATCATATTCGGCAGATAAAACAGAAGAATAATTCGTCCATTCATTGTTATTAGCCACTTCTTTGCGTCGCACGAACCATATAATCTCTTCCATAGGATGATTAGCTTCTAGAGGGAGTTGCACTTGTATCGTATCTTCCGATGACATGGTAGAATATTTGAGAGGTTCAGAGAAATCAAAGGCCTGCACATTGCGCACGAGGTTTTCAAAGGGACTTCTCATAATATTTTGGCGCACAATACCATCTGTCACAGCTCCATATGTAATGAGTTGAATCTTCTTGAATGACGGAGTAATAGGGGATGTTTGCGTGGGTGTTACCGTGCCTGTAGATATATTCTTTATATTCAGGCTTTGGCTCAGTGGGACATCTGTTGCACAACTTCTACGACCTTTTAGACGACGCACACACTCTGTAAAAGGACGAAGGGTGACGTGAATACGGACCGAACCTTCTTTACATGCGAGCAAGGGAAGAGCTTCTTGGAGCTTTGTGCGTTGAAAGAAAAAGGGTAAGGGGACTACTACAGATCTGCGGGTTGTGGGAAAGGGGCGATAACTCGGAGTCTGTGTTAAAGAGGATAGTGGGTATCTGCCGAGGGCTTCTACGCCGGGGCCGTATTGGGTATTTATATCTGCGAATAAGAGACTTGCCGTATTGAGGAAATCGCCGTCGACGATTTCTATGGTCTGGTCGCCGATTTCTAGCTCGGCACGCTGGAGAATAGAAGTGCCCAGGCTATTTGCATAATACCATGGGTCTTCGCTAGATGGGTAGGTTACTGCAGACGATTCTAGTTGCACTAGGGCCGTATCACTTAGCCAGTGGCCGAGTTCCAAGTGTAGGAAGGTGCCCAGAAGAAGATCGCCGACAGATAGGGAATTTAAGTCAAAGGTGAATCGCTGGCCGAAGCCGGTGGGACCTCTCACAGGAAATTGCTGGACACTGAGGCTGAATGGATGGACTCTGCGCAGATTATCAGCCACCCACCAGGTTTTTTCGGAGGATAGAGGTGTGTATTCATTATCCTGGACGTCCCTCGGAGTGAGATCCAGGAGAGTTGTAATGTCTCCGCCGGGTCTTTGAAACCCGTTGTCCATTCTGTTAGGTTATTGGGAGGCAACTTAGGCCATAAATAATTCGGCGCGGCCTTTCCCGTCCGTATCAAATTCTGCCCAGCCTTCCACGATGACGCGTAACTCTGTATTGGCTGATCCGACCAGGGGGTCAGGAGGCACTGCATTTAGACTGAAGTATAGGGTGGGTCTATCGGCCGTAGTAAAATTCACTGCCCCTGTAACACTTGTAATAGGGAAACGCTGAGGAGAAATGGACCCAAGTCCCCAGTTCATTGTTCCTATTTCATAACCTGTATCAATAGATTCTTTTGCATAATTCGTTACATCTCGCCAGACCAAGGGGCTCCTCGGTAATTCACGGTCACGCCCCGCAATCTGGAAATTTGCTGAGCTATAATAACTTTGTGTCTGTGTGCCAGTGTTGAGTTTCCACAGCCGATTCGCATTGATATCTTGCCTGGATCTAAAAAACCACGTAACCTTTTCTGCCGGATGACGTCCGTCCAGGAGTCGTTTAATGATACTTACTCCGCCTGCGGTGGTATTTGCATAATCCACGCGATTCTGTGTGAAGATGTTTTCTCGCATACGCAAGAAGGGGATCTTTTGAGGAGTCTGTTGAAGAGCATCTTGGTATTCACGGGGTATATATACTTGGCGCGTCTCTAGCTGAACATCTAGAGGTGGTATCTCTGTGCGAAAGAGAGTATGAAACTCTGTGTAAGAACCATCTTGCTTCATTTGCCGGAACATCTTTGCTCCCCATGGGGTGGGCTTGTATCTGCCGTCGGAAGATTCTACTAGATCTTCTATACGGCGGACCTTGCACTTCAAGCGATAGCTGTGTTTGAGGGCTGCGCGCTGGGGGAATCCGAGGTCCGAGTCCTTTTGGCACCCTATGATGGGAAGGGCAAGGCGAAGTTGGCCGGGTGTGGCATTTCTCGCAATATCAAGGGTCGTTCCATCATGGACACCTGTTAAAGTATTTGACAGGAATGAATCTCCAAATGTTCCTGCCGATCTCGTGGTGCCCCAGAGAGCGTCGCCAGAAAATTCTTGAAGAAGAATATTGTCCTGGTAAAACTGGATTTGTTCAAAGAGAAAATAGGCGATGCCGTTCGTATATCCATATGTAACGCCGGATAAGTCGGCGACCTCTGTGCGTGGATTTGTAGATTCTATGTTAGAGGGAAGCCAGGAAGGGAGTTTGATGACGAGGGTGGGGTCGCGCATGATATCGCCGACCAAGTCAAAGTCAAATTGTAGGTTTCGGCCGAAATCGCAAGATGTCTGCGAAGGGATTCGGCGTATCTCGGACATCTGCGGGGCCTGTGCCTCATACGTATTGTCAAAGATGTAGAGGCTGTCCTTGGATTCTTCAAAGAAGAAGGTGTCCTTCTTTCCTCGGGATACGAGTTCATATAAGGCCCCCTCTACCGTTGCATAGGAGCTGGCCATCTGTAAAATAGGGGATCTTTATGCCTTATGCCTAAGCCATAAAAATTCATGTAGAGAGTTGCGCGGAGTTCTATCTAGCGACAAGATCATGACGCATTAGGGTCTTCCGTAGCTGTTTGTTTATCGGAGCGATGCGTGTTAAAGGGATTGATGATATCAACAAAGAGTCTGCTCGTGCCGAGCATAATGAATGAACCATAAGATGTCTGCGTGGTTTTTAGAATATCCATTGCTCCCATGCAAATAGGACTGCCCGTTGTGATTGCACCTTGGAAGAAGCCGTAGACGGTGTCAGGCACACAGAAACGATTATACAGTTTCGCCACAGAGTAGTGGACACTGTAAACGAGTAACATTGTGGCAAGCCCCTTGCCAATAGCCTGCATCCCTATAAAATATACACGCCAGCGTTTTAGCCCCAGTTTACATTGACAACAATTTCCCAAAATGTATAGAAAATAAGACTTACAGGACCTGTTTGGATCTCCACAATGGAATCTTTGAAGGTGGCTTGTATTTGCTCTTTCACTGCGCTTTCTTCTTTTATAAGACCCTCCACTTCTTCTTTTGTATTTGCCCATGTGCAAGAAACGCGAACAACTGTTTCGCCACGCATGGCTGAGCGGAAGACCTCGTATTTTACGAGGCTCACCACATGCTCTATGAGCGCTTTGCGATAGTTGTCGTCCTTGTATTTATGTAAAAGAATCAAGTCTTTGCGACTGAAACTCATCTGTGTAAAAGGGTAACTTATTCTTTAGGGTTCTACTCTGACAGAGTCAGGGATAGCCTCTGCCGAAGGCTCCGCGGCAGGCTCAAAGGCTGTCTGTGCCGCACAGGGCTCGCGACATGTGGGACAGGTATTCTTTTCCTTGAGCCATGTATTGAGACTCGGGGTGTGAAAGACATGGAAACAGCTTGTCACAGAGGCCGTAATAGGACTAATATCTTCCATGGAGATTGGACAGGCCTCTTTGTTTTTGAACGCTTCTTCTGCCACCAACCAAGCAATGCGCCGAGGAATAGGTTTTGGTTTTGCCTTTGGCTTAGCCGCACCAGGCTGCGGAGGTGGAGCCAGTGTCCAGAGATTTTGTGGCCTTAGATAATGCATTGTGGGATCTAAATCCATCGTGGTATACTCGCGCTTAATGCGCGCTGCTTGCGCTGGGAGCATAGACTTTGCAATAGGGATCACAAGAGGGCCATTTAGCAGGAATGTGCCATCGCAGTGAATGCGTGTTTGATAATGGCGAGGACCCGCCGACTTGATACGAATAATAACAGAACCACGCCCATGAGAGGTTGTGCTATGAAGTGTAAAAGGGGTATGTTCCTCGTCATAGTGTTCCCAGCGATTTGCATCTGGCTTCCAGCAAAGAAAGTAGAAGGTGTGTTTCCTTGGACGCCAGAAGGCTAAGAGGTTTCCGTTAAAGTTATGAATACTCTCTTCCATTTTTGCTAGGGACTTGTGTATGCGAGAATATCGGCCATCAAATTTTATCTCGTGGTGTGGGTTAAGGCCTGCGCGAGAAAACTCTTAGAGATGTGTGGTATATGGGCAAAGATTCTCACAGGGGGAGCGAAGATGGACCATAAGGCCCTGTGGAAAAATGGAGTAAATACCTTGGATGCTAGGGGGCCTGAGGGTCACAAGTGGCTGGATCTTGACTCTGCTACCTGGTGTTTCACACGTCTCGCCATTAATGGACTAAATACGGAGGGTATGCAACCGTTTGAGCGCGCCTCGGGGCTCACGTGGATGTGTAATGGTGAGATCTATAACGCAAAGGAGTTAGAGGAGTTGGTTGGGAAGAAGAGTGCATCGGGCTCTGACTGCGAAGTCCTCGGCGACTTGTATCAGTTTATGGGCAAGGACGCGGTGCGGGTAGCGCGTGCTCTAGACGGTGTCTTTGCGTTTGTTCTGTACTATGAGGGGAGCTATGTTGTGGCGAGGGATCCCTATGGTATTAGGCCTTTATTTTATATTGAGAGCCCTTCTGGATCATGGACATTTGCGAGTGAGAGGAAGGCACTAGAGCCGTTTGTGCAAGAGGGTGAGAAGGTGGTGGAGTTTCCCCCTGGAGAAGTATGGCAGATTTACGAGGACACTGGGGATCTTGTAAAGCGCGTGTATCATGAGGTTCCCTGGATCAAGCAGACGGCCGATATGCCCCTTGCGTATTTACGCGATGCCCTTATTTCCGCCGTGGATAAGCGCCTCATGACAGAGAGGCCGGTGGCAGCGCTCTTGAGTGGGGGAGTTGATTCTAGCTTGATTGCTGCTTTGGTGCAGAGGCGTTTGAAGGAGCTGGGCAAACCGCCCTTGAAGACCTTCAGTATTGGTATGAAGGGTGGGACGGACTTGTTTTACGCGGCCTGGGTAGCGCGATTCATTGGCTCTGACCATACAGAGATTGTCGTTACGGCCGATGAGATGTTTGATTGTATTCCTGAGGTGATTCATGACATTGAGTCCTATGATATTACGACTGTGCGCGCATCCGTGGGGAATTGGATGATTGCTCGTGAAATCAGGCACAGGACGGATTGCAAGGTGGTATTCAATGGTGATGGTTCAGATGAGATTTTTGGCTCATATAAATATTTCTACAATGCGCCGAATGATGACGCATTTGAGGAGGAGGTTAGGAGACTGTTGAAGGAAATCCACAAATACGATGTCCTGCGTTCAGATCGGTCTATTAGCTCACATGGCCTGGAGGCGCGCACACCTTTCTTGGACAAGCAGTTTGTGGCGGCTGCCCTGGCATACAAGACTTCGTTGCGTAGGCCTGTGGCTGAGAATAAGGCTACAGGGGATCCAAGGAGGATGGAGAAGCTTATATTGCGCGACGCATTCTTGAAGGATGGCTTGCTACCCGATCATGTGCTTTACAGGACAAAGGAGGCTTTTAGTGATGGTGTAAGTAGTCAGGCCGAGGGCGAGTCCTGGTATCAGATTATTCAGAGGAAGATTGAGGAACGTGGAATTATTCTGGACGATACAAAGTTGTGGTGGCCTATTTGTCATACCAAGGAGGCCCTGTATTATCGGTCTATTTACGATAGGTTCTATAAGCACACCGGCGATCTTTGGCCATATTGGATGCCTCGCTGGTCGCCCGGTGCTACGGACCCTAGTGCGCGCACTCTAAAAAATTGATAAAGGTGCAGATCCCTTATGAAAGGTCTACATGGCATGCCAAGCAAGAGTTACGGACTGGGAAAACACGCGTATTAAGCTAGGGTCTTCCTGGGTATCCTTTGGGAGGCTGTGTGAGGGGAAAGCTCGCAAGGATGAGAATCTTTGTGAGAAGTGTTCTTATAGGGTGTCAAAGGGGTGTCCTTTTACTCAGTCGCGAATGATACACGGCTTATTGACTGAAGAGCCTCCGAAAGATTCTCTTATTTATGGGAGTAAGGCTTACTGGAAGTTGGCCGAGGAAGAAGGGTGCGAACCAGATTCGGAATGGCTGGAGGCGGCGAAAGAGGCACAGGCTCGTGCGGAAAGGGCGTGTGTTTCCAAGGCTTGGTCGGTTCAAAGGCCGGCGTCTATGTCAAAGGAGATGGGGAGGAAAAAGAAGGTAGTGGATCCCCCTGCTTCTGCTTCTGATAAGGGGACTATTCTGCAAACATTTCCCAAGATTCGGACAATCTATGAAGAAAGCGACAAGGCGCCTGAGAAACTTCCGCTGGATAAGTGCTCTATAAGGAAAGAGGTGAGGGGTGGACGAGAAGTATGGGTAAGTGCGGTAGGCCACGTCTTTGATTGTGATTCCACGGGACAACCGGGCGAGTTTATATGTAGAGAAGAGGTGCCATCTAAATGATTATAATATGTATAGAATAACAAGATGCGTAAGCTACAACTCTTGTTATTTTTTCTAGCATCGATTGTATCTTCGGAATACCAGGCGCGTATTTTGGTAGGTGATGTGGTTTTGCCTAGCGCAAGCGGAACAATGTCAAAAACATCTACGCGCACCACAACTGGAACAAGATCTATTCGGCCGACAGATTTATTTACACCAACGGCGAAAAATACATTTACTAGTGTTCATAGTTTAGCAGGAACGAGATCTGCTGCTGCATCGAAAACGGCGAGTGCATCAGTGCTAGGAAGTAGTTCGGCCATCATGACAAAGACAACAACTGGGTCAACCACTAGCACACGGACTACAGCCCCTACACGCACAGGCACTAGCACGATAACATCTTCTAAGAGCCCATCTGCAAGTCCTAGTGGTTCTAGATCTGGAACTCCCTCAAAGACAGCCACTGCAAGTGTGACAAAGAGCAGGACAATGGCTTCATCCAAAACATCTTCTGCATCTCCTTCTTTTACAAAAACGGTGAGAGCATCTGGATCTATGCTAGGGACAAAAACAGGGACATCAAGTATATCTTCTTCTAGGACGAGCACATCTTCTCCGAGTTCTTCGCGAAGTATAACGAGTTCTAGGACATCTACAGCTTGTGTAACAGGGTCTGGTAGCATGCGGGCTTCTAGGACATCTTCTGGTTCTTCACAGGGTACGAGGTCTAGATCGGCTTCTGCCACGATAACGCGGTCCATGTCATCTTCTAGGACTTCCACGGCTTCTGTTACAGGGAGTCGTTCTGTGGTTCCTACAAAATCAGGCCCTATCAGTAAAACTACCTCGGGTTCATATACCAATACGAAGACGGCGAGTGTTTCTTCATCGGTGTCTGCCTCAATGCGTGCCTCTTTAACGGGACGCATCAGCAGATCTGTCTCACCTTCTTCTCGTCTAACATTCTCAGGAAGTGTCTATGTTACAGAATCTGTTAGTCCTGGAGGTTCTGTAAAAGGGAGTGTTACGGCATCGGCTACGGGAGATAGAACTTGCACACCATCTGCTTCCTATAGCCCATTGCCTTCTAGGAGCGGCCTTAGCTCTAGGACACAGACGGCATCTACTAGTAGTTCTAGAACTGGCACGGCTTCTGTAACTTACAGTGGCTCTGCTCGGGCAACTAGATCACAGTCGGCTTCGGCCACAGTGACTTTTACCGTAGTGCCTTCAAGGACCATGCAAGCTTCGCGAAGTATCAGCAGAAGTGCTCCTATAACGAAGACAGGAGGTCTAAGCTCTTCTCCAGGGAGGTCAAGTTCTGGAAGTGTTAGTGGTAGTGTGGGTGCTACGGTTTCACAAGAGGGCACTTCTACACCGAGTATAACGACTTTCCCCACGGGTGTTACAGAGACTGTATCAGGCACATATAGCGCTAGTGATTTTGCTTCTAGGACTACTTCTGGAAGCCTAAGTGCTGGGATGAGTATATCCTTCAGTGATTCTGGAACTGTTTCTGGGCTGGGCAGTTCTTCCGTATCTGTTAGTGAAAGCCCGTCTCCTTTAGAATCTATATCTGGGCTTACGAGCTTATCATCTTCTGCTAGCTCCAGTGTGTCGGGTTCTGCAGCTTCTTCTGCATCTGCGGATGTATCAGCAAGTTTTGTTGGTTCAAGAAGCTCGGTAATAAGTGTGTCAGTAACAAAGACTATTGTGGGAACGCCTTCTGCTTCTGTATCTGGATCAATGAGCGCTTCTCGGACGAGTTCTGGAGTAGGAAGCTTATCTTCTAGTCATAGCCGGTCAGATACGAGTTCTAGGACGGCTTCTGGGGCTGTTACAGCTTCGCGCTCTGTAGGCCCTTCTCGTTCTTCTTCCGCAGAAGTTACTGCTTCTTTAGTGGATTCTGGGAGTCCTTTAGCGAGTGTTAGCGGGCTTTTGGCAACTGTAAGTGGTCTAGTATCGGCTACTACAGAAGTATCTCAGACACCGCTGGTATCATACAGTGGAGTAGAATCTCCAAGTAGCTATCCTTCTTTTTTAGCCAGTATAACTACTACTCAGTCAGATGCGTTTTCTACGGCTACAAGTTCTGCTTTGGGTTCTGTGTCAGAGGGTAGTTCGGGTAGCCCTTCTGCTTCAGGATATATATCTTCATCAGCGAGTTTGATAAGTTCTACTAGCCCTGTATATTCACAGTCAGCCTTACAAAGTTTCTCTACTTCTGCAACTAATTCTTTCACTGGATCTCCCGTTCTTACATCTGAGCCAGTAAGCAGTTCTTCTCCGCTATACACTAATTCTCCCTCTGGATCTTCATACGCAAGTGATTCGCCCTTGGCCACATCTTCTATTACACCGACCGGCTCAGGAACTCCTAGTATGAGCGGATCTTTGACTGGTTCAGGAACACCTTCCGTTACTGTAACTAGCTCAGGGACTCCTAGTGTGAGTGGGACTTTGACTGGTTCAGGAACATCTTCTGAGACACCTTCTGGCTCTGGAACACCTTCCGTTACTGTAACTAGCTCAGGGACTCCTAGTGTGAGCGGGACATTAAGTGGTTCAGGCACCCCTTCCGAGACTTCTACTGCCTCTGGAACACCCTCTGTTACTATAACTATCTCAGGAACTCCCAGTGTGAGCGGGACATTAAGTGGTTCGGGCACACCTTCTGACACTGCGACTGCCTCTGGAACGTCCTCCGTTACTGTAACTAGCTCAGGAACTCCTAGTGTGAGTGGGACATTAAGTGGTTCAGGCACACCATCCGAGACGACTACTGGCTCTGGAACGTCCTCCGTTACTGTAACTAGCTCAGGAACTCCTAGTGTGAGTGGGACATTAAGTGGTTCGGGCACACCATCCAAGACGACTACTGGCTCTGGAACACCTTCGCTCACTGTAACTAGCTCAGGAACTCCTAGTGTGAGTGGGACATTAAGTGGTTCGGGCACACCATCCGAGACGACTACTGGCTCTGGAACACCTTCGCTCACTGTAACTAGCTCAGTAACTCCTAGTGTGAGTGGGACATTAAGTGGTTCGGGCACACCATCTGAGACTGCCACTAGCTCTGGGACACCTTCTGTTACTGTAACTAGCTCAGGGACTCCTTCTCTATCTGGAACTTTGTCTGGTTCAGTAACACCTTCTCAAACGCCAAGCGTTACTCGAACACCCTCCGTTACTGTAACTAGCTCAGGGACTCCTTCTCTATCTGGAACTTTATCTAGAACATGCACGCCATCAGAGACTGCGACTGGCTCTCTTACTTCCTCCAAATCAAGAACACCATCGGCAACACCTTCTGTTACTATAACTTCTTCTGGAACTCTAACACGCTCAGGGACACCCAGCAAATCGGGAACGCCATCAAAATCAGGGACCCCTTCTAAATCAGGAACTCCTTCAGTGACGCCTTCAAAAACTTCTTCGGGAACTACATCGCGCTCGCGCACACCTTCCGTAACGCCAAGTAAATCAACGACACCATCTGTAACACCGAGTGTTTCTCGAACAAGGTCACAAACTCCTAGTATTACTGCAACAGGGACATTATCAAGAACACCTTCCAATACAGGCACAGGAACATCCAGTATAACTTCAGGAGCTTCTCCTTCCTCTACAACATCCACAACATTCACTGCCACTGGCTCAGGGACTCCTTCTAAATCAGTTACGCCTTCGGCAACTCCTTCCGTTACTAGATCTCCTTCTGGAACTCTAACGCGTTCAGGTACGCCTTCCAAGTCTGGGACACCTTCTAAGTCAGCTACACCCTCTGTCACGCCATCTAAATCAAGATCACCCTCTGTTACACCCTCTA